TATGTCTTGATGCAGTCGGTGCACCAGTTATAATAGCAGCTCTTGTTGCTGTTGCGTTTGATAAACTAGAATCCCAAGAAAATACTGCACTATCGTGTATTAAACAAATAGCTTTATCTCCAAAATTATCTATAGACCACATACCTGGTTCTAATACTAAATCTCCAGATGCGGCTTCACCCCAACCAACAAAAGTAGTTGTACTAGTAATTGTTGCACCTCCACTATGTGCTGCTTTTGTGGTTCCACCCACCTCTCTAGTCACACCTGTAAGTTCTCCTGTTGCTGCAATACCTGTGTAAGATATTTCTTCACTATCTATTTGTAAAAAATTTGTACCTGCAGTTGGAAACTGTGATGAGTCAACTAATATAATGCCAGTTGTTGTTGTATCTGTGATACCGTTTTGTAATGTAGTTGTTGGATTACCAGCAACTGTACCGCCCCAAGATCCTAATGACCAACCAAAACCTTTTGCCTGTACAGCTGGTCCCACAGGATAATAATGTTGTACTCTGATACCACCTGATGTTGTTGCACCAGACCCTGACTCATTTGATGGCATTGTAATGGTTAGTGTTGTGCTCGTAGGCACAGAAGTTACCATGAATTTTTTATCTTTAAAATCTGCTTCTACAAAGTTTGAATTAGTAATTGTAGAAAAATTATCCAACAATATTATATCGTTTTCGGATATATTATGTGAACTAGAAAAAGTTATTGTAACAACGGCTGATCCGTTGGTTGTGGTAAATGCACTTGTAAGCGTAGTTGTAGATTTAATAGGATGTATATCGTAATACACACCACCAGAGAAAGCATATAAAATTCTGTTTGTACCAATGATTGCATACTTTCTAGCTAAACTATTTACAAAATGATGTAAACCTCTACCTGCTCCTGTAAGATTACTCTCTCCTAATTGTTTCCAACCGCCTATTTTTTCAGGTGTTCCATAACGAAACCTGACATTATCACAGTCTATCCACTCACCTTCTGCTCCAGTTGGTGTGACTTGTTTATTTATACCTGGCTGAAAACCTATCTTTTGTAGCATAATAATCCATTATACCTATTTTGCAGTTAATTAATAGATTAAAAGCAGGGAGAGGGTGTGGTGGTGTCTCTCCCTACCAGTCTATTGTATAGACTATTTTGTAGAATTAGTCAACTTCGTGCCTTTAAACCACGCAGGTAAACCTATCAAAGGTCTTTTATCTAAAGCGTTTTCTTTTGCCATTTTAGATCCTGCTTTGTTATAGTGTAAAAATACTTGACCACAGTCTTTACCTGTAAATTCTTCTCTCCAGTGCTCTAAATCACATCCAGAATATATTAGCATGTCACCTGGATTTAATTTTACTTTAACACCAGCTTGTCCTTCTTTACCAGTTGGATCTAAATATATTGGCCAGTCATCACCACCTAAATTTAAAGTTGTAGATATTTCACAAGAATATCTATCTTTGTGTCTAGCTAATACATCTCCTTTTTTATATATCCTAGCATACGAATATGTTTCAGATAATTTTAATCCTGTATGTTTTTCCATGACAGGTTTTACTTGTTGCAATAAAGTTTCCATAGCCATGTCACCGTAATGTGAGTATGTGTTTGGAACTTGTTCATCATTCCATATACCCCAATACTCTGTAAACGGTGATATATATCTAGAATCAAACAATACTTTTGCTACGTTTCTTTTATTTTTAAAATAACTATATACAAAATTTGCTAACTCTTTTGATATTGCATTTTTTAAAACACTATATTTATTTTTCTTGAACGACATTTAAAACTCCTTTTGGTATCGCTTGGCAGTTCCAATGTATAAACCTAAAAGGTTCATAACCCATATCAACAATATATTGATGTGGCATATAAGATGGAAAGAATATTATTCTGCCAGGTTGAACTTTATAATTAATTTGTGAACTTGCATATGTAACTTTTGATTTATCTTTTTCTGGTAAAAGATTCATAATATTACCTGGTCTAGGATCTTCAAATAGTGGCATTGATGTTGCTTCTGATGCTTTTAAAAAATAAAAACCAGATATGTGTCCATTCCAATGAGTATGTAATGTATGATGTCCACCACCTTTTTTAGCAAACTCTTGTACCCACATTTCTGTAGTAAACACTTGAAAATTACTTAAATCAAAACCCATCTCACTTAATAAATTATAAGACGTTGCTCCTATATAATCTTGTAATTCTTTAAATTTAGGATCATTAATTAAACTTGTAGAGTGAAATACATGCCCCATATCCCCCTTGTCACCAAACTTTTTGTTACGTTTATCTATATCTGGTTTCAATCTTTTTTGTGATTCTTTTATATATTTATCAGAGGCTTTATTTAATTTTTTTACAAATTTAGGTTCATCTGCAAACCAAACAGGACATTTAAAAAATTCTTCTAATTGTAATTGTTTTGGAAAACTCATCTATAAGGCCATCCTAAATTCCAAATAACTAGACTATATCTAGATCCTTTTTTAACTGGACAAACTCTGTGCCAAACAAAACCAGGAAATACAACTAAAGATCCTTTTGGTAATATCTCTGTGCATTTTCTAATATTAGGTTTTTTATCAGGGTCCATGTTTCTAAAATCAAATTCTAGCTCACCACCTTTATAATCTTTTGGATCTGATAGACTAACAGTTACTGATAACTTTCTTATTTTACCATGTGATGAATCTCCTTGTTGTCTTTGATAAGGACGATCCCAACTATCACAATGCCAATCATAAAATTGGCCTTTTTCATATTTTGTAAATTGACAGGACTCAGAAAAGTCCCATTGAAAATTCCAACCTGCGTTTGCATTTGCTTGATGAACATACGGCTGTATTTCTTTATATATCCATCTATCATTCATCCAAACAATATTAGAATCTCTTTTTTGTTTTAAATCTTTTATTTGTTTTTTATTTAATTTTTTATCGCCTAAACCACCAGTCACCGCCATTTGATCAGAAATAGATTTTCCATATTTAACTATCTCATCACAAATTCTAGCAGGAACTGCTGATTGAAAATACCAATAATAATTTGTTAGGTTCACCTTTTTGAAATTATCAAGTATTAAGAAATTGTCAATGTTCCAGAAACTGTAAAGGTTGCTATTTTATCACCACCAGGGTGTGTAGACGTTGAGTTTGTTCCAGGAGATACTGCTAAAGTAAAATCGCTAGGAACTCTTGCAATTACAATACCTGAACCACCATTACCATTTGGTTGCCCAAATTGACTACCACCTCCACCACCAGTATTAGCTGCTCCATTTTTACAAGCTGAATTACCTGGAGCACCACCTCCTGTACCACCAGTACCGCTTTGAACTGAGGGTCCTGAAGCACCTAATTGTGTAAATCCACCTCCACCACCAGCGTAAGCTGTGCAAGACCCATTAATATTATTAGTAACACCTGCACCAGCATTTAAATCACCTGATGTAACTACAAAACAACTGTTTAATGTAACAGCGCTTCCAGCACCTCCGGCTCCACCACCACCACTAAAACCAATAGTTGCTCCACCTTGTGGTCCTATTGGACCAGGAAAACTTAGAAATCCTCCAGGATTACCTTGAGGAGGATCTGTAGGAGGTGTATTACCTGTTCCAGCTTGTACAACTGCTCCTTCAGGAGGATATACTCTTGCACCACCACCAGAACCCCCTGTTCTACCACCTTGATCACCGTCACCACCACCTTCTGATGTAATTGTTGAAAATGTTGAATTACCTCCATCACCACAAGGTGCTGAACCTGGTCCACCAGCACCAATTGTTATTGTGTGATCGCCTGTAGCTAAAGTTAAAGCAGTTCCTTGTAATGGAGAGGGGCCATAACCAGAAGCTCTATATCCTCCAGCTCCACCTCCAGATCCAGCCCCACCACCAGCGACCACCAAATAATCTACTGACGCTAATCTAGATGGCCATGTTCCTTGAGATTGAGCTTGAAATTGACTTTGCATTGACCACACACCACTTGCCTTACTTAATTCTTTTACGACTACAATTCCTGGTCCACCAGTACCTCCTGCGTTTGCTCCAGGTGCTCCAGTTCCTCCTCCACCACCACCTGTGTTAGCAGTTCCTGGGACTCCATTACCAGAACTAGAACATCTTGCTGCTCCACCACCACCTGGACCACCTGTTCCTTGAGTTCCACTTCTTTTTGCTCCGCCACCACCACCTGCAAATACTGAACATGTAGGTCCAATATTTCCTATGAAAGGACTAAAATCTGTTCCAGGTCCACCTGGACCACCAGAAGAGCAAGGGTTTCCTTGTGTGCCTGCTCCACCTGCTCCACCACCTCCACCACCTGTTAAACCAGGAGGCGCAGCATCAACACCGCTCCCACCAGGATTACCTTGTCCACAAACACCTGTTCCAAAATTATTTTGTGTTGGTTGTCCACCTGCCGAAGATCCACCACCACCTGATCCACCATTAGCTCCTGAATTTGTTCCTGGAGGTCCACCGCCACCTCCGCCTCCACCACAAACTGTAGTAGGGTTAGATGGAAAACCTGCAACGGAGTTACTTCCTGACGTACCTTGTCCACCTGCAGAAGCGCCAGGACCACCTCCTCCAATTGTCATTGGGTAAGCTGTTGCTCCACAAACTGAAATACATGTAACTACTTTAGCTCCACCTGCTCCACCTCCACCTGAAACGTGATCAGGTGATGAAGG